TATGCACCGTAATGTTGATGTGGCTGAAAACTTATGTAAAAGTTTATCTAGTAAAGACATCGACTCTATTCCTATAAGTTTAAGACAAAATTGGGAATTGAAGAAAAAGTTTGCTGGTAATGTTAGTAGTGTAGAATTAGATAGAATACATGATGTAGCTACAACAATCGGCGGCGCTGACGCTGGCAAACTTATAGGTGCTGGTGGTGGCGGTTTCTTTTTGTTTTGGGCTAATGATAAAAAGAAACTAAAAGAAGCGTTATCAGATTATCAAGAGTTGCCGTTTGTGATAGATAAGTATGGAAGCAGGGTTGTTATTAATGTGGAGCAATTAACATGGTAGAGGGAAGACAGTCAGAACATAATAATGATTGGCCGCCCGTACGTGAGGAGTTTAATTATTATAAGGAAATAATTTCTAAACTACAAGATATAGAAGATACTGCTGATAAAGATGTGATTAGGAAGATTACTAATATTTTTCGTTGTGAGTATCAGAAGTATCTTGGATTGGGCAAAAGGGTATTTATAATAGGTAACGGCGGATCATGCGCTATTGCAGAGCATATCTCAACAGATCTTAATAAGAGATGTAGGGTGAAAGCGACTACGCTAAGTAATAATAGTTTGCTGACTGCCCTTACCAACGACTATGGCCAAGAAAATGCTTTTGTAGAATGGATGAAGATGAACCATTTTGGCAAGACAGATTTTCTAGTGGCTATATCCTCTTCGGGTAAAAGCCCTAATATTTTAAATGCTATTAATCATGCTAATGATTGTTTAGGATATATCCTTGCAATTTTTGGAATGGACGGTGAAACTCCATTTACCGGTAATAGATATGAACATAATTACATTCACATAGATAGCCATAATTATGGCGTAATAGAGTTGACCAGTGAAATAATACTGCATGGTATTGTAGAGGATTTGGTGATAGAATGAGTGAAAGAGTATTGAAGCAAGTTTTACATAACGAAGAAGGTGGAGAGATACTTATCACTATTTCTGATAAGGTAAAAACCGAGACTCTAAAAAAGATATATAATCTATTGTTAGATGAGGAGATTAAGAGCCCAGATATAGATCCAAAGGAGGCGACCCATGTCGGACGAAAGTAAAATAAAAGAATTTCCATTAGAAAAAACTGGCGGCGGCGGCGATGAGTTATGGAAGTGCCATGCGTGCAAGCACATTATCACAGAGCGAATGGACGAGCTGAACTTAGACAAGAGCAAAGTACTTCCTTTGAATATGGGCGGCATGATGATATACATATGTCCAAATTGTAGGACTCTTCAAATACCTCAAGAAGTTTTTGATGAAATTTTTAAGAAAGCTAACTCAAAGATAATAACATGAACAAAATACTTGATTTAGAAAACGCGATGATGGCCAAGTTTAATAAAGCTGACGCTGATGAAAGATTACGCAACATGAGTGAAGCTGAGCGACTTGCCTTGAAAGAGGAAGAAGATCATGCTAGAGTAGTTGAAAGTAGGTTTGTACAAAAATTTAGCCCCAATTGGCGTAAGAAAAATAAAAAGAAAAAGACAGTATCCAAGATTAGTCGCAAGAAAAATAGAAAATGAACTATAAAGGATTAGGATCTATAGACGATGATTTAGTTCATGTCGAGATTGGTTGCGGTAACAACAAACGAGAAATGCAGGGCTATAAGAGTATTGGGGTTGACTTGGTCGATGGGCCTTGCGTTGATAAGGTTTGTAATCTTGGGTTTGAAGACATCCCCTTACCTGATGACCATGCTGATTTTATTCAAGGTATTGATTTTATAGAACACGTTCCTAAGTGTGTGTGGGAAGATAAGAAAAGATTATTGCCACTTACTCAAGTTATGAATGAAGTGTGGCGTATTATGAAGAATAATGCGGAGCTGTATTTGGAGACCCCCTTTTCACCGTGGGCGTATAACCGCGACCCCACTCATGTATCATGGTTAGCTGAAGACTGGTATAATTATTTTAAAAAAGATGACAACTTATATTATGACCAAGGTCTGGTTACCTGTAATTTTAAGATTAAAGAATCTACTTTTAAGCCCTACAAGAATCCTAATGATACATTATGTACACGACTCATTGCCATTAAAGGTTAAGGATGAATAAGAGAACAAATATTTTTATTATCAACCCTCATCATTATTGTTACTCAACAGCGGCTTTGATTGAAGGGCTTAGTAAAATTGATAATGTAAAAGTATTTTCTAACTCATTTCAAAATTACGCTACTAGTGTTGCTAGTCAATTAAAATCACAGTTGCAGTTGGCTAAGGCATCAGACATTGTGGTGTTGGCACATTCTGCCTTAGAACCTAAGTATAATGAAGTTATAGGACCATTAATTAATGAGGTGAAGGTCGATGTATTTTTGGATGGTTCAGATCATCGCCAGTATAGTGATGATCCTAGCAAGTATAAAGTATATCTAAAGAGAGAATTAGATCCAACCCAACTAAAACATTATGATAATGTAGTACCTTTTGAGTTTGCTGTCGAGGATAGATTTTTTATTAATGGCCGCAATAGGTCGCATTTAAATATGTGGAGAAATAAAAAGCTTGACTTGGTGTGTATGATGGGGATTGGTGAATGCCCTTGGCGCGTAGATATAATGGAAGATCTTAAAAAGAAATATGGTGAGATACCAAGTCGTTTTTTTATTGGACCCTACCATGAAGATCCTGAGAATCAAAAAGTAGACACAGAAGGCCGACATAATGTAGGGTATTTTCAAAAACTACAGAACTCTAGAATAAGCGTAGCAGCATATGGCGCTGGTGAATGTAGACAAACGGGTAGGTTTTGGGAGTCGTTAGCAGCTGGCTGTTTGATATTCTATCAGCCTGTTGATCCTTTTGTATGGCATACTCCTTATGTGGACGGCGAGCACATTGTTGTTTATAATAATAATGATGAATTATTAGATAAGGCTGATTACTATATGAACCATGAAGATCAAGCTGAAAAAATAGCAAGAAATAGTTATGAACTTATGTTGAGATCCGGCCAGACACTTAATAGAGGTCAGGAGTTTCTTTCTCTTATAGAGGAATATTTATAAGGAACACCCTTATAAGAGAGAGAGAAAATATGTTACTACAAGAAGCCCTTGAACAACGGATAGTTGTCATTTACGGCGGCCGCTTTCAACCAATGGGCAATCATCATTATAAGGCCTACCAAGGCCTTGTACAGAAGTTTGGTTCTTCTAACGTCTTTGTGGCTACTTCCAATGTTACAAGCGAAAAATCTCCTTTCACTTTTTCCGAAAAGAAAAAGATCATCAGCGCTTATGGCGTTCCATCTAAACAAATAGTTAAAGTAAAAAATGTTTATCAAGCTAATGAGATAACGAAAAAGCTATCAAGCGATACTGTAGTGTTGTGGGCTGTCGGTGCAAAAGATGGTGATAGACTTGCTGCGGGTAAATACTTTAAGAAGTTTAAACCAAATCAATCAAAGTACGACTCATTTAAAAGTCACGGATACATTTATATTTTGCCTCATATTGCTCTCAAGGTAGGCGGCAAAGAGATGAGTGGCACAACCATTCGGCAAACATTGGGTGATAAGAAGATTAGTAGTGTTGAGAAGAAGAAGGCGTTTAAGGGTATAACAGGACTTACTAATCCCGCCATATATAAACTTATAATTAATAGGCTTACTGAAAGTATGCTAATTGAAGGTGGAGCTAGTGGGCATATGAGTCATCCGTGGGAAAATATTGGGATGACATTCGCGGATATTAAAAAGATGATATCCGCACTTCTCTCTGGCGGCATGGATGTAACCAAGATTTCTGAAAAAACAGACGGCCAAAACCTAAACATTACTTACCATGATGGCGAGGTAGTTGCTGCTCGTAACAAAACCCAAAGTAAGAACTTCGGGGCCAATGGCTTGACCATTGCTGCTGTAAAGAAAATGTTTGCAGGTAGGGGAGAACTAGAGAAGGCTTTCGTTTCTGCGATGGAAGATTTAAATAAATCAATTTCGGGCTTGACAGAGAAACAGAGATTACGTATATTTGATAATGGTAGAAATTGGATTAACCTTGAGATCATTTATCAAGCAACGAGAAACGTGATACCATACAATACCGACTTACTTCAGTTTCATGGTATTAATACTTTTAATGAAGATGGAGTTAAGGTAGGAACATCAGCAAAAGAAGGTAAAGAATTAGCAGGAATGATTAAGCAGATCAACCAGCATAAGCAGAGTACTTTTGATATCCGTGGGCCGCAGGCTGTGGAACTACCCAAGAGTAGTGACTTTTCTAAAAAGCAGGCTTCTTATATTAAAAAAATAAGTGACCTACAAAGAAAATATGGTTTAAGTAATAAGGATAGTTTATTACAATATCATAGGAAATTCTGGCTCAATATGGTTGAGAAAGAAGCAAAAAAGAATAAGGTTAAATTGAGTAGAGAGATAAAAGTAGCTCTAGTAAAAAGATTTGCTGAAGGTAATAAGTCGTTTGCTTTGAATAAAAAGAATCTTAAAGATGAAAAGGTTTATGAGTTTGCGCGGAAGCTGGATAAGGTTGACTCGCAAGCTTTGTTTGATAAAAATGTTCGACCTTTTGAAGATGTTTTCCTCTCACTGGGAGCTGACGTTTTAGAAAATGCACAAAATTTTATAGCTGTCTCGCCAGAGAAAGGGGTTAGAGACATGAAGAAGGAACTTACACAAACAGTATCTACTTTACGAAAAGGGGGTGATTTCCAGAAGTTAACTCAGCTCAAAAGGCAGTTGATGAGAGTTAAGCGAGCTGGTGGTTTCGACAAAATTGTTCCCAGTGAGGGGATTGTTTTTGACTATAAGGGAAGTACATATAAGTTGACAGGAGTTTTTGCACCAATTAATCAAATTCTAGGGATGACTAAATTTTAAGGAAGGTAAGAAATGGCACGAACAACGCGGCGACGTGAGCCAAGTGAAATTGTTAACCCAAACCGTGGGGTAAAGAAAAACCTAAGACGTAATGATAGGAAGAGTAGTAAGAAGAAGTTACAGGAGATTGATCATCAAGACCCAGAAGCTTGGGACGAATATCAAGAAGATAGATATATTGTAAGGGGAAATGACTAGACCAAATTGGAATGAGTTGTTTGTTGAGACAACTCTCTTATTCGCAAAAAGAAGTTCGTGTTTAAAATCCCAGCAGGCAGCCCTATTAGTTAAAGATAATAGAATAATATCTTTCGGAATCAACGGCTCTCCTGCAGGCCACATCAATTGTTCCGAACACAGTGAAGCAATTTGCGGGAAAGATAGCAATGGTTCCTGTTTTCTTGGTATTCATGCTGAGCAGAATGCGATTGGGTACGCTGCCAGAAATGGAATTAATACCAATGGCTGTGTTGTTTATTGTACTCAATCTCCCTGTATCTCTTGCGCGAAGCTAGTAGTAGCGGCAGGTATAAAAGAATTTTATTACATTAGTTATTATCGGTTAGATGATGGAATAAAGTTTTTAGAGCAAGCTGGAGTAAGCATCAAAAGGATGAAAAATGATAGCTGAAAAAGTTTTAGATAAAGGTTTCATTGAAGTAATAGATCATTTAGGTAACGATCTAACAGTATCAAATTCGGCTCGTGTCAGCTTCGGAAAAAGAAAAGACAAGTATGACAAGAGTGACGAACGTCTAGTTCGTTATTTGGCGAAGAATAAGCATTACTCTCCGTTTCGCCATCTTATGGTTCAATTCCACATAAAGGCCCCTGAATTTGTTATGCGCCAGTGGTATAAGCATGTAGTAGGTGCAGAAACAACATCATCATATTCAACAAAGGATCATGCTTGGAATGAAATTAGCGGACGTTATGTCCCAGTTGAGGAATATTATATTCCCGAAAACTGGCGGCAACAATCGGAAGACAGTAAACAGGCGAGCCTCGGAGCGATTGCGCAACAAGAAGAAGCCAGTGAGTGTTACGCCAAGGCGATACAAATTGGAAGACATTACTATGAGAGACTCTTAGAACTTGGTGTAGCAAAAGAACAAGCACGTATTGTGATGCCTCTATCGCAATATACAGAAGTCTATTGGACTGCCTCATTTCAGGCGATAGTTAATTTTATTGAACTGAGAGATGAGCCCACAGCCCAGTGGGAGATTAGAGAATATGCAAAAGTGCTAAAAGAGCAAATGAGTAGCATTTATCCCAAAACAATGCAAATTTGGTCTGATATATATTTTTAAAATAAATCAAAATAAGCCTTGACAAACCCCCCAGAATTGTGTATATTATAGTATAGAAAGTTTGGAGTAAGAAAGATGATAAAAAAGATACTTTATACAATTTTAGGCTTGACATTGATCCCAATGTTCCTTATATTATGTATTAGAAGATTGATAAATAGGAGTGAAGAAAATGTAGAAGAAGATGAGTTACTAGGTTTATGTTAGGCGATAAATGTATTAAGATGTATCACACTCAAATCTCATAAGGAGATTGCACCAATGGCAATATCGTTAGACAAGATCAATTCAGCCCTTGATCGTTTAGATAATAAGGGTGGCAGCAGCCAGAATCAGGACAACATCGTCAAGCTGGACGAAGGCGAGCATCAGATTCGTATCGCTCCGTACAAGGAAGATTTGGATATGCCATTCCAAGAACTCTGGTTTCATTTTCGCATCGGCGGGCGCACATTCTTGTGTCCAAATAAGATGAAGAATGAGCCAGATCCTATTTGTGATTTCGCTTCTACTTGTTGGAATGAATTCACTAAGACGAAGGATGAGGCATACAAGGAGATGTTTAAGACGATGGCTCCTACTCTTCGCGTATACTTGCCAGTTATGGTTCGCGGCGACGAAGACAAGGGATTGCGGTGGTGGAGTATTTCACCGCGGACCACTTATAAGGAAATCCTTAACCACGTACGTAGCGGGCTTCGTCAGAATGTAGACATCACAGACACCTCTGAAGGGTTGGACTTGATGGTTACAGTTGCTCCTGGCTTCAACAACTGGTTGATGCCAACTTCTATCACCACCGCGTTGAAGGGAACTCCATTGGCTCCCAAGAACAAGTTGAAGGAAGTAATTGACACCATCACGCCTCTCGGTACTCTCTTTGATTATAGTCCGGTAGATGAGATGAAGATCGCGTTGGATAAGCACCTTAATCCTAACGCTAATGATTCTGACTCTTCGGCAGGTACTTCTTTTAATTTCGGAGTAAGCGCTGACAAGCCCAAAGTTGAGGCCGAAGAGGATACCACTAACGCCAAGATTGATGATGCTTTTGATAAGCTGCTCAACTAAATGGCAAGAAAGAAAATAAAAACAGACGATTCTCCCCCGGTAGGGGGAGATTCGGTTCTCACAGACATATTAGTAGATAGTCTAAATAAACAGCTAGGAGATGTAGCTTTTATTCTAGGTAAGAATGATTCTTCTGGCGATGTAAAGGAGTGGATTTCTACTGGTTCTACAGTTCTAGATACTATTATTTCTAATAGCGCGAAAGGGGGAGGCGTTCCAGTTGGGAAGCTTACCGAAATAGTAGGTGAAGAAGCCACTGGAAAATCCCTGTTGTCTTATATGATCTTAAAAGATTGTCAAGACCGCGGCGGTGTTCCAGTATTGATTGACACAGAGAATGCAGTAAATGAAGATTTTTTGCAACTACTAGGGATGAAGTTATATCCCGAAGGTCAATTGATCTATGTGCAGGTAGACTCTGTAGAGAAAGTATTTTCTGCGATTGAAAATGTGATAAGGAAGATAAAAGAAAATAGAAAAGATAAGTTGTGTTGTGTTGTTTGGGACAGTGTAGCAGGTAGTTCAACTGATGCAGAGATGCAGAAGGATTATGGCGAATCTACTGTTGGTATGCACGCTAGAATGATAGGACAGGGCTTACGTAAAACTATTAGGTTTATTGGAAAAGAGCGAGTTGCTCTAGTGTTCTTGAATCAGATGAGACAGAAGATTGGAGTAGTTTTTGGAGATGACTTGGTTGCCCCTGGCGGCAAGGCTATTCCATTTTTTGCATCGGTAAGATTGCGGCTTTACAGAGATGGTTTTGTAAAGGCGGGTAAGGACACTTTGGGTGTGGGCATCCGGCCTTTTGTTCAAAAGAATAGAATGGGCCCACCGAAACGTGAAGCCAAATTGAAAATGTATTTCAATCGGGGTTTGATTGATGAAGAGAGTTGGCTTGATGTACTGTTGCAGTTTAATGTAGCAGAGAAGATCTCCGCACAAAAGTCATCTATTACCAATAAAGATAATGGCGAAGTGTATGAGTTCAAAAATTCAAAGTTTGTCGATTTCATTCGTGCTCCAGCAAACAATGAAGCACATCGGTATTGTCAGCAAAAAGTTAGAGATGTGTTAGTCATAGAACAAGATCCAGATAAGCGAGAAGAAGAGATGGTACTTGAGAAGATATCACCAGGCGAAGAAACGTAATGGTAGCTCTTAGAGATAGCCCAGCCGAGGAGTTAGTTAACAAACTTAAAGAGTCTGTTAACAAGCAACATATTATTCTTGGCGTTGTTGTTGCTGTTTTTATGGCAATGGCGATCCTTGCGGCTATAGGTGGTGTTACCTATATTATTACTTGGGGCCTGGCTTCTTTGTGGAATGTTGGTATTGTTCCTTTTGGAGCTCCGGTTCTTACATGGTGGCAAGTAACGGCAATATGGATTCTTGTAGGCTTCGCTGGTCAAGTTATAAAAAAGATCTTCCGCAGCTGAATCTAAATATTTTTAATTGATAGTGTATTTTTATAAAAAGTTTCAGCCATATTTATGTTACCCGAAGAGAGAAAAAAGTAGATAGGGAAAACCAAAACCCTGTCTATTTTTCTCTTAAGGGGTAAAGTAGGTTATTGTGACGGTAGAAGATAACGAACAGATTAAGAATAGTCTCACAGAAAATAGATGGTTTCGACTGGCTAAAGATCAATGTCTAAACAGTCTGCACCAGACTCGATTTGGAGCGGTTCTTATATTGAAAAACGGCAAATATTTTTCAGCATGTAATGTAGAGAAGTCACATCCCTTGATAAGAAAACATTACGAATTTTTTGCTGTTTCATTACATGCGGAATTGAACACACTACTCCGCGTCAATGTTGTCCGACACCGGCATCAAATTGCTGGATCTACTTTTTATGTTTATCGGGAAGACCGCAATGGCTGGCTTAAGGCCGCTCATCCATGCCCTAGCTGCTTCTCTATTATGAAAGATGTAGGTGTTCGTAAATGTTTTTATACAACGCCAAGTGGTTATAATGTTACTTACCTTTAGGAGCTTTAAATGACCGACAAGCCAGTTTTATTCATCGACCTTCTAAACCTATTCTGCCGCAGCTTTTCATCGCTGCCACTTACCAATGATGATGGTCTTCATGTAGGCGGTGTCTTTGGTTCTCTCAACGCTTTACAGAGTTACATTAAGAGGTTCCAGCCAAGTGAATGTATCATCGCCTGGGAGGGTCTAAACAGCGGTGAGAGACGCCGCAAGAAGTTACGGGAGTACAAAGAGGGCCGGAAGTTCACCTCCATGAAAAGGGGTTTTGAGACCTCTGATGGAGATGAGAAAGAGGCCTTCTCTAGGCAACTAGAACTACTAAGAAACGCCATGGATCAGTTACCTATGAAACAAGTGGCTGTGAAATATCTTGAGGCCGATGATGCTATTGCCTACCTGGCCCGAAAGGTTATCAAACAAAAAAGTATTATTGTCACTACAGACAAAGACTATCTGCAACTAATAGATGAGAACATTTCAGTATTTCGCCCCGTTAAGACCAAAGAAAATCCCCAAGGTGAATTGATTGACCTAGAATGGATGTACAGTAAGGAGAACATTCATCCTTACAATTATGCCTTACTTAAGGCTATCGTTGGTGACAAGAGTGACAACATTGCTGGAATAAGAGGCGTTGGAGAAAAGACGGCAAGGAAGGAGATACATTTACTGTGGGCTAAGGAAAATTTTGATATTGATGATTTGTTTGATTGGTTACGCAGCCGCAAGGAAGATAAGTATCAAAAGTACTTGGATAATGAAGATCTCGTCCGGCTCAATTATAAAGTAGTTCAGTTGTTGGAGTTGGAGATTTCACTCATTGCTATTGATAGTTTGCAAAATTCTTACATTTCTGATACACCAAAGTTTAATTCTTATCAGTTTAGACTTAAACTTATGTCGGAAGACATTAACCCAACTAACATAGATAGTTGGTTGGCTAACTTTTCTATCTTGAACACTAACCCTGTTGTATAAAGGAGAATAAAATTGGCAATGAACACTGATTCTTTTGAGTCTTTTGGAGTAGGATTTCAAAATAATGTAATTCAAGGACTTCTCACCGATAGAGAGTTTTTTGAGAAATCATTTGAAACATTGAAAGATGATTATTTTACTGGAGATGCTCACAAGACAGTTTGGACCGAAGTTAGAAAGTTGTTTAATAAGTATAACACTCCACCTACCTATGAAACATTGAAGGTGGAAATCTCATCATTACCTGACAATCAACTCAAGGCAGATACCATTGAAGTTTTGTTGGATATAGAAACCAAAGTAAATAGACAGGAAATAGAGTACGCTAAAGATAAGTCGTTGGAGTTTTGTAAAAACCAGTCTATGAAGCAGGCAATTCTTGCCTCTGTTGATTTGTTGAAAGAGGGTAAGTACGAAGAGATTCAGTCAGTAATAGAACAAAGTTTGAAAATAAATACAGAGCAAGATTTGGGGCAGAACTATTTTGATAGCTTTGAATCAAGACGCAAGGTTCACACAAGAAACACTATCCCTACTGGTTTTCCCTTATTAGATGAAGAGGACATATTAGATGGTGGATTAGGAAGTGGTGAGCTAGGTGTAGTGATGGCTCCAACAGGAGGCGGCAAGTCATTTTTTCTGGTTAATCTTGGCTTCGGTGCATTGGCTGCAGGTAAAAATGTGATTCATTATTCTATGGAGTTGAGCGAAACTCATGTAGGTAATCGTTACGATAGTCGCATTACAGGTATACCTACCAAGGAGCTTCGCCGGCGTATGGTTGAGGCAGAGAATGAGCTGGCTCGTTTTAATGGTGGTCAGTTAATGATTAAAGAATATCCACCCAAGGTTGCAACCATTAATACAATCAAGTTTCATGTTGGTAGATTGTTGTCTAATGGATTTGAACCCGACCTTATCATTATTGATTATGGTGATCTGATGAAGAGTCGCCGCGGGTATGAGCAGAAAAGATTTGAATTAGAAAGTGTATTTGAAGACTTAAGAGCGATGTCGATGGAGTTGAAGTTGCCTATTTGGACAGCTACACAGAGCAATCGCGATGGCTTCAATGATGAAATTATTACAATTGATAAGGTTGGGGAAGCAATCAACAAGGCTCATGTAGTAGATTTCTTTGGTACTTTCTCACAACGCAAGTTTCATGTTGGCAAGAACCGAATGGGCTCGGCCAATATAAACTTCAACATAGAGATGAAACCAGAGTGTGCGCATATCGAGTTGAACGATGATCAATCGTCAGGATTCAGTACTTCTGATAAACTAAACAGCTTGCTGACCGGCGGCGGTGATAGCCGAAGCAAGATTGGTAATTTATATAAAAGCTATAAGGATGGCGAATAATGGCCGATAGATTTACAATAACAAAAACAAAGAGGTGGGGCAATACAGATACAGAAGTTCATAATGTATATTCTGCCAATCGCCGTGAAGCAAAGCGGGATGATATTATAAGGTTAGCTAATGATCTAATGACGAAAGAAGAAGTTTATACGAATGAAATTGTGGAGTATGAGGTAATTCTTTCGCATGATAATGGCATGAGCGAGTTCATCCATCGCGTGGAAAAGGCCGGGAAGAAGAGCCTCTGATGCCACAGTATGAGTGGGTCTGTGATCAATGCACTTATAACGTAATAGCAACAATGAGCATGACAGAGTATGACCCGAAAGAAAAAAGGTCTTGCCCGAATTGTGACATTGAAGTTAGAAGAAAAATTGAAAGTGTAGGAATAAGTTTTGGAAAAGGATTTTTTAGAGATGGATATGAGAGTGCAAACAAGGTAAAGACCTCAACAGAAGACGGAGAGTAACATTGGATCTATCACAAGAAATTTTATCAGAAGTCACCGTGCATATGAAATATGCTAGATATCTCCCTGATGAGCAACGGAGAGAAACTTGGGAAGAACTTATAACGCGAAATAAGAATATGCATCTTACAAACTTTCCTAAGTTACAATCGGAGATAGAAAAAGCATACCAGTTAGTATATGATAAAAAAGTTTTACCGTCTATGAGATCGCTCCAGTTTGCTGGGCCAGCTATATCTCAAACTCCAACCCGTATTTATAATTGTGCATATCTACCTATTGATGACTACCGCGCATTTAGCGAAGTCATGTTTTTGCTATTAGGGGGTACTGGTGTTGGTTATTCAGTTCAGAAGCATCATGTAGAAAAGTTGCCACCTATTCATAAGCCCACAAAGAAGCGTCGTTATCTTGTAGGAGATAGTATAGAGGGCTGGGCCGATTGCATTAAGATGCTGATGAAGAGTTATTTTCTTGGCAGACCAGAACCCGAATTTGACTTTAGAAGTATTCGCAAGAAAGGCGCGTTGCTAATTACTAGTGGAGGCAAAGCTCCGGGACCAGAACCTCTTTCGGATTGTGTTCATAACATCAAAAGAATATTCAATAGAAAGGAACACGGTGAGCAACTTACAACGGTTGAGGTCCACGATATCGTATGTTGGGTTGCTGACGCTGTGTTATCCGGTGGTATTCGCAGGAGTGCTACTATCTCTTTGTTCTCTCTGGACGATCAAAATATGCTCCAGTGTAAGTTCGGCAGTTGGTGGGAAACAGAACCCCAAAGAGCAAGAGCTAATAACTCTGCCGTAGTTGTGAGGCACAGAGTAAAGAAGAAAGATTTCTTTAATGTTTGGGATAAAGTAAAAGCAAGCGGTGCTGGCGAGCCTGGTGTTTATTTTACGAACGACTCGGAATGGGGTACCAACCCTTGTGCTGAAATAGCTCTGCGGCCATTTCAGTTTTGCAACCTATGCGAAGTAAATGTGAGCGATGTAGAGACACAGCAAGACCTCAACGAAAGAGTTTCTGCCGCATCTCTTATCGGTACCTTACAAGCATCCTATACTAACTTTCACTATTTGCGTGACATATGGCGTCGCACCACTGAGAAGGACGCTCTTCTAGGTATTGGTATGACAGGCATCGGAAGTGGTAGAGTTCAGAAACTAGACTTGGAGGCAGCGGCCCAGTTGGCAGTTTCTACTAACAAGTATTATGCTGGCGAGTTAGGTATAAACGCAGCTGCTAGAGTGACTACAGTAAAACCCAGTGGAACCACATCCTGCGTCTTAGGAACCTCTAGTGGAGTTCATGCTTGGCATAACGACTATTATATTCGTAGGCTTCGTGTAGGAAAGAATGAAGCCATTTACAGCTATTTATCTATTAACCATCCAGAGTTAGTAGAGGATGACTTCTTTAAGCCAGAAAGCCAAGCGGTTATTTCTATTCCACAAAGAGCGCCTGGTACTGGTATCTTGAGACATGAAACATCTGTGGAGCTATTGGAAAGGGTGAAAGATATCTATAATAGATGGATTGAGCCTGGACACATCGCAGGCAACAATACACATAATGTTTCGTGTACCGTGTCTATCAAGGAGGAAGAGTGGGAAAAGGTTGGTGAATGGATGTGGAAGAATAAAACTTTCTATAATGGGTTAAGTGTGTTGCCTTATGATGGTGGTACTTATACACAAGCACCGTTCACTGATATTAGTGCAGATGAGTATGAAGTTATGGAGAAGAAGCTGTCAGCAGTGGATGTCTCTCAGATAGTAGAAATAGCAGATAATACAGACTTGACTGGTGAGTTAGCCTGTGCAGGTGCTTCGTGCGAATTAGTTTAAAAAAAGGCTTGACAAACCATCAATAATTTCGTATATTATAGTATAGACATTTAAGGGAGATTGACCATTGTCGAGAGTAAGTAACATCATCAACACAGTAAGTCGGAAACAGGCCGATAGTGAAAAATATACTAAAGAATTACGGCCAGAACGAGAGCGATTGAATAAGTA